ATTTATTTATTGAAGTTAAGCGTCAGTCTGGATTCGTAGCTCCGGGCGAAAGTGACATAGAAGAATTGATCATAAGAAAATGACTATAAGGGAACGCATTCACTACAATCGACTCAGCCGCATTCATGATGAGGGCCAGGGTCTAATATACGCATGGATCATGTCTATAATCGATGAGGTGTTCAGACATGGAACATAAATATGTCCCTGGTATGGGCAGTATAGGTGCCAAGCTAATGATACTTGGCGAGGCACCCGCGCGTGAGGAAACTATACAAGGTAAACCATTCGTCGGCGCTTCTGGCCGTGAACTAGACCGCTTGTTAAGTGATGCTGGTATTCGGCGTGGTGAATGCTGGATAAGTAATGTCTGCAAGTATGAAGTCCCTCCAAACGAATTTCGCAAAAAGCTGCCATTCCATATCCGCGCTCGGGATCATGGCATTGATATGGACCAGCAGCTAGCAGAGTTGAGGACAGAGATTGAAGAAATTAAGCCTAACACAATACTCGCTCTCGGTGGGACTGCTCTATGGGCATTGTCCGGGAAAACTAAAATATCACTACACCGAGGCTCTATCATGTGGGGTATGGGGCGTAAGTTTGTTCCTACCTATCATCCCGCGCATCTGTTACATAGTGCTGCGGGTGGAGAAATCAAAGGTTATTGGAACCGACAAGTAATGATATTCGACATGAAGCGGGCACATGTCGAGTCACTGACTCCGACATTAGAATTGCCTAGCCGCACTCTCCAGATATGTCGAAACTCCGGTGAACTATATCAGTTTCTCGACAGATATAAAGACTGTAAGAAACTGTCAGTTGATATAGAGGCAGGTGGTCATTGCCTGCCCATCTGTGTCGGACTCTCATTCAACAAGTCTCATGGTATGTGTATTCCCTTGTGGAATAAGGATAGCATATCAGACATACCTACTTCAGACCTTGCAACTATATGGCTGATGTTAGCCAAGATTCTATGGGAGAAACAAATTGTCGGACAGAATTTCAATTACGACCGGGACAAACTTCGCAGACTCGGTTTTGCCATCCAACGTATCCACTCTGATACATTACTCAAGGCATTTGCTATTAACCCTGAACTCCCAAAAGGGCTTGCATTCCTTACATCTATCTATACCCGAGAACCCTACTACAAAGACGAGGGTATGTATGAGGGGGAACTTAGAGATTTATTCATGGGGTGCGCGCGTGATAGTTGTGTCACGCTCGAAATAGAAGAAGCGATGGATGAGGATGTAGATGAATTGGGTGTAAGGAAGTTCTATGAGAATTTCCTAATGACACTACCCGACTTCTATGCCGAGATAGAGAATAATGGATTCGACGTGAATGAGAGAGTGCGAAGTGAACTAGTACAGAAGTATGTAGAGTGGGATGAACGACTCGGATTTGAGATGTTCCAACTCGCAGGCGCGGATGTCAATCCATCATCTCCATTGCAGGTTCACAAGCTACTATTCGATGACTGGAAACTACCCTACAGACAAGGAACAGGTGAGGAGGAGCTAACTGCTCTGTTAAATCTTCAGACAGGTGTTAAGTTCCCTGCACATAGAGAATGGATAGAGAAGTGTTTGGAGCGTCGGCGCGTGCGTAAGACGATAAACACTTATCTAATGGCGATTCCAGACTTCGATGGTAAGATGCGGACTACCTGTTTTATGTGCCTCGAAACAGGTCGCACTTCTACAGGTCAGCAAGATCCCCCAATAAGACCCCTCGTAGATACAGTCGGTAAAGGTGCCAAGAAAGACATGAAAGTTATGGGCACAGCGTTTCAGGTATTCACTAAGCATGGTGATATCGGAGCTGATGTGCGTTCAATGTATGAACCTGAGCGCGGCTATATCTTCGTCCAACTTGACTCGTCACAAGCTGAAGCGCGTGTAGTGTTCAATCTCGCAGGTGATGAACAAGCATTAAAGGATATTGATGAGCACGATTACCACGCTCTCACTGCTTCTTGGTTTTTCGGTGGCACTGAATCTGATTACTCTAAGAAGGTATTGGGTTATGAAAGCCCTATTAGATTCGCAGGGAAAACTCTCCGCCATGCGGGGCATCTTGCAGCAGGCAAACGACGCGCAGCTACAGAACTTAACACGCAAGCCCGTAAGTACAAGATTCCGATTACTGTTAATGAGGCTACTGCTGAAAGGGCTTTAAAGATATTCCACGCCAAACAGCCTAAGATCCAGCAAGTGTTCCATCATGAAGTAATCGAATGCATTAAACACAACCGGCGCTTGATTGCGCCTCTGCCTTGGGGGATTGATGCAGAACGAGGTGGTGTGCGTATATTCTATGAACGATGGGGTGACGACTTATTCCGAGAGGGACTCGCCTATCTCCCACAACGAGCTGTCACTGATAATACCAAAGCGGCTGGTATCAGAATTAAGAGAGGATTCCCAGAGGCGAAAATCATTCTTGAAGCACATGACGCACTTCTTTTCGCAGTGCGAATCGAGTATCTCGACGACTTTATCCCTCTAGCTAAGAAGGAGATGGAGCGTCCGATTAACTTCCTTCATTGTAGCTTACCACGTCGCTACCTGAAGATTCCATGTGACGTGGAAGTAGGCGAGAACTATCGTGACCTAAAGAAATTCAGTCGGAAGGATGAGCCAGTTAAGATTGAACTACCTGAACAAATACGTGCAAGACCACTAACTGTAACTGAACAATTCCTAATGACTGATGAAGATGTAAGAGATGAAATGTTCAGGAAAAGAGAAACTAGTAAAACAGCAGATGATGACATTCCATTCTAAGAAGTAGAAAATTGACATGGCTAGAAAAACTACTCTCCCAACACTCGGAGCTGGAAAGTCCAACCAACTTTTGGTTGTGGGGCGGTATGGCAGCAATATCTGCCGTAGTGAAAGACAACGTATGGATTAATCGGCAGATATACAACTTGTATCCCAACATCTACGTCATGTTTCATGCGGAGTCGGGGCTGAAAAAGGGTCCGCCTATAAGCATGGCGAAACAATTGGTGCGCGGTGTGAACAACACCCGTATTATCAGTGGGCGTAGCTCTATCCAAGGTATTCTCAAGGAGATGGGAACGGCACAGACACAACCTGGAGGAAAGGTAATAGCTAAATCGACGGCGTTTATATGTAGTTCAGAGTTGACTAGTTCCATAGTTGAGGACAAAGTAGCGACCGACATTCTGACCGACTTGTATGACAGACAATACAACATCGGTGAGTGGCGATCACTACTGAAGATGGAGCAGTTCAATCTGAAAGACCCTACAATTACAATGCTAACCGCGACGAATGAGGCGCACTCGAATGACTTCTTTGGAAAGAAGGACTTACATGGAGGATACTTCGCTAGGACATTTGTAATCTCCGAAACTAAACGCAACCGTGCCAATTCATTACTCGTTCCATTAACAAATCCACCGAAGTATGCAGAGTCAATAGAGTATTTAAAGACAATTGGAAAGTTGTCAGGACCATTCAAACCACTCGCACAGAAAGAGGAGACAGAAGAATACAATAGGCCACATATTGAAAGGGAAACAGGTGAGACAGCTTACTTCACACATGCAGGACTAAGATACCAACAATGGTATGATGGATTCATTGACCAGATGGAAACTCAGGAAATGAAAGATGAGACTGGGACATTGAATCGATTTGGTGATAGCGTATTAAAGGTAGCAATGCTACTTAGTCTGAGCCGCAGTCCAGAGCTATACATCGACTTCGATTCGATGGAATTAGCTATCTCCTATTGTGAGAAGTTAATAGGTAACGTGAGGGAGATGACTCATGGAAGGAAAGGATTGAGTGAAGCAAAGCACATCAAGAATCTCATCATCAAGGAATTCTTAGCTCGACCTACACATCAAATAAGTCGAGCATTACTACTCAAGAATATGTGGTCACACTACAAGGAGGCGAGTGAACTAGATGAGATCATGCTATCATTCGACCAGTCTGGTGTAATCAAGATGGAATCGATAGGGAATCAAATCATCTATGTCATGCCTGACATAGTAGTGAAGGAATATTCTCGATTGTTTGCAGGGAAAAGCAGATGACACCAATAAATGCTGACGGCGAAGTAATAGAAGAATTAAAAGCTGAGATAGAAGTATTAAAAGCAGAGAATAAACGGCTCACTGAGGCGCTCCAGACGGCGCGAGCGGCATTGCGGGCCGTGTTAACGTTACCGCGTCCGCGCGGAGACTACGGTGGGCCGGTGTGGGCGCAATGGGATGATACGTTGCTACAGATTGGGGCCGCCCTACGCACCGCAAGGGAGAGAAAGAAATGATAATTCCTCTACCTAAACACACTGAATACGAGGTAGTATCGACAGCAGAGCAAGACTATGAGTGGATTCGATCATATTGGAACTGTCCACCTTGGAGATGTATATGCGGGCACACGATGTTCGGACGTATGCCCCACTGTATACACTGCAAACAACCAAGACCTACATCATACGTCGAGTCATAGCTTTGTGCGCGATAATCACATCGAAGTAATTAGGAAGCTGTTACAATTCCAATACAAATCACTGGGATATGGCAAATTCGCCTGTTCCTCATGTGGCTCTCTGAAGTATGTAGATTATGGAGACCAAGATGTTCCAATGACTGAGAATGCAGAGGAATGTAGTAAGAATTGTCCGTGGAGACTTGCTAAGGAGATTATAAATGCTCAGTCCAGTATTTGAAGTGAAGCTAGTTCCGAAAGATCCCAAGGCGTCGATCGTTTACATCGTCGTGCGTGTAGATGATTCCTTGAACCTTGATGATTCAGATAAACTCTTAGACTTCATGGAAGCTCAGTTTCCCATGTATCAGGTGGAACATATCATCGCTGGATATAAACAGACTTCAGAGCCAGTCAAATGATCATTTACCACCAAATAATTGCCAATTTCTTGGATCTACTACATCTCTTAATCCACCCCCCGTAACAACCCAATCGTACTCTTTAGGTACAATCTTTGCGATACTCTCACCCTTTTCATATATCTGCGAACCACCACCCAACAATACAGGTGGCATCATCACAGGCAGCAGATTCGGATCTTCCTTCAATATTTCAATGGTATCCTGTATTGCCAATGGAATGAACAACTGAGCAGTGCGATCATACACATGGAACGGATTGTATTGAGACGCATCCCACAAGTCATAGCCGAATTTCGTCATTGGATTTAGCTTATTCACCATGAACCTTTGCATTGCACTTCTCTGTGTTTCAGGTCTAAATCCCTGACCATATGCATGTCGCTGCTGAGATGCAGACGATCTATACATACCACTCCACATACGGTTAGCAGCTACGTAGAACTGTTGGAATCCGCCTCCCAAATCCAACCGCGTGTTACCAATCCTCATCTTACCAAAGTCTGCACTCTCCTCATCATCACTCACCGTTGCATCATACCCTAATGCTTGGGTTGCAACCTTAGTCAACTGGGTCATCATATACCATGCCGAAGCAGTGGCAAGTGCGGACTTCATGTAAGCCTTACGCACTTGAGGAGGCGCCATGACATAGGTAGCCGGACTCAACATCCTCATTCTACTGAACATATTTCGTGGCGAGAATAGAAGGTATCTAAGTCCGCTCGCAGCTTTCTCCAAATTCAATGCAGGCGCACCTGGGATTGGAACAATGTCCAATTTCAATGGCGCGCGTCCTGTAGCAGTATTGATGAAGTCACCAATAGCCTTAGCTAGTGGTAGATTGTTATACGCATTCAACTCTGCTGCTTCTTGAGGTGTAAATGATTGCTTCCTAAGTCCGGGTCTAGCTGAACCAGTAGTCTCTGCTTCAATAGCCATCTTCTGAGATGCATCGAACATCCTCTTAGCTGTATTCGCTCTCAGATGATTCAAGAATGTAGCGGCTGCTCTGTTACTAACCTTAGCTACTTTGCCCCATGTCTGACGATATTTTTCTGAGAATTTACCTAAGTTACCACCTGTTTCAATCCATCCTGAAGCTATAGCATTCTCACTCGCGCTGACACTGGTTCCTTCAATCAGTGGTATTCCAGCTTCTTCAGCGAATGACTTCTGCCACTTACCAGTTGTCTCATCAAATCTCTTTTGATAGATGTCCATTGATCGAATCTGATCATCTACCATCTTAGCGCGTTCAGCAGTAAATCCATGTGTGAACATGGTTTTAAGTGCGGAGCGCCATTCCGGAGTAAAGATAGTCGGTAGCCCCTGTCTTAATGGCATCGACACATCAGCTATAGTAGTCGCCGCAGTAGGCAGGCCCAGTATCTCCTCGAATGTTGACGGTTCTTTATTCGGTCCGCGCTTAAAAAAGTTGGTGATAGTATTTCTTATACCTTCAAGTTTAATCCACTCACGCGGATCAAACATTCTTGGATCTATTGCCCCGCTCTCAGGATCAATCTTCGGCGCAGTATCAGGAGTAAAATGTTTCTGAATATCTTTCCTTGATCTAATTTGACCAAATCCAAATCGTTCATTTTCTTCTACTTTTAATCTTCTAGCCTTGTCTAATGAATCCATAGCCCATGCATGAAGCATTTCAGCTTCATCAGGATCAGCAACCCTTTCTGAAGCAGCCTTCATTTCATTGGAAGCAAGTCGTGCTTCACTCTCAGTTTTTTGAGCTTCAATTAATTTCTGTACATGCGCATCCAACGCTCGCATGTTTGGTTCATTATCACTAATTCCACCTTTTATAATTCTTTGTAGCTCTTTCGTTGCTTCAAATAAATTCTTAGGTGCTGTTGGCGTAGCAAATTTAGCAACTCTGCCTCTCGTTTCACCTGATGTAGGTCCATATTCATTTGAATCAAATGGACCCCTATTCACAGCACTCTCTAGTGGAAGTGGCATCTGTTCGCCACCTGCAAAGTCTAGATTAGGTTGCTCAGGTAGAGTCTCCAACTCCGCAGCAGTTCTCGGCTGTCTAGCTGCTCTAGGCTCAAATGGTAATTCAGGCTGTGGCCCAGCATCAGACCCCATGTTTGCGATTAATTCCGCCAAATCTTCGGGCGTCCTAATTCTTACAGGCTGACCCTCATATTGCTTCATCTTCATTAGTCGTGCTATGAGATTAGCAAGTTCAGCTGAGTTTACGTCAATACCAGCCCTGACTTTATCACTGATTGATTCAATGAGATTAGCAGTATGTTGACTAATAGTACCAGAAGCCTCAGCTGCATCTAGTTCAACTAGTTTCATGCCTACTTGATACACTGCTCTACCTAACAGTCCTCCTCTATTTACTCTACCAGTGACATGACCAGTAGTAGGATCATATGTGTCCTTAAATCTATCAGCTGCAAGAGTACCAACTTTTCTGGTACCATCTGCTCCCTGTGTAATAATTGCCGTTACAACTGGTTTACCATCTGGTCCCCTGTATGTAACCCTATATCTCCCATAATAATCAGTTGGAGTAGGACTATGATACCCTTCCTTCACTATTTCTAATCCAGGAGTTCCATTTGGTATATGATGTAATTCCCTTCTAGCCCAGCCATCCCAAGTTGGATCCCATTGTGCTAGTGATATCTTTTCCCTCTTTAATTGTTCAGGACTCATCTGTGCCCGTGCCTGACGTGTATGATACGAGGCTCGGGCTAATCTATCATAGGGTTCCTCACCCATCTGAATTGGGCCTTTATAGGGCGGTTGCGGACCTTCTACAATTGGAATACTTTCGGCTGCTGTTTTATTTTGCAGATTGAGTGGTTCCTGAACTTCTCCACCACCCATCTTCCTTTCGATATTTTGTAATATACCTTCAATATGACTTTGAGAAGCATAATCACCTGAATCTAATGCATCCTGGAATTCAGTTAGCAATCTGCTTCGTATTTCTGTCAGATCAGATAGTCTAGTTGCTCTACTAGCTGCCCTTCCAAGCTCAGATATTGTCATTTCTGAAATTGTAGGTTGAGATGCAGTTTGAGTTTGGGCAGGTCGAGATTCACCCTCACGTAGCTGTCGTAATCTCTCATAACCAGACATTCTTATCCGATGAGCTTCTGTTCTAGTATCATTATCACGCGCACTAGAAGATTCTCGCCATAGTTCATCCATGTCTCGTTGTGCTGCTTGTACTTGTTCTCTAGTTGCAGCATTCCGAATATTTTCCTCAGCAGTTCTCAGTCTGTTAACTATAGCTCCTGGAGATCCAGGTTGAGGTGATGGACCTAATTCAGCACGTCTTATATTAATTAAATGATTCAATTCCTGTGCACGTTGCATATCAGCAGGATTACCACGATTTGCATCTAGACTAATAACATCACCAAAATGATCTACCAGAGCATTCAGTTCTTCTGCAGTTTGAGCCTCACGAATCAATCGTTCTTCGGGAGACAATTGATTCCTTCTACCTGCACGAAGTTCTGTGAGCCTAGCATTTGCTCTAGCCAACATATCTAGAGCGTGATTGTATGCTTCAGTATCTGCACTTTCACGGAATGAAGGCAAATTATCTTCCCAGAAATCAACTATCTGTCTAGCTGTAGCAACATCGTGGGAACTATTTATCTCCTCAATATCAGCTTCCTTCAATTGCAATCGTTCTGCTCGATTTTGCGGTATGTCAAGTGGAGGTTCCATTGCAACAGATGGTAATGGTTCCTGTCTCATCACTGTTGGATCAATAGATGGACCCATCCGCCCAGATATAGGCTGCTGAACTTCTTCCTGATTAAATCCCCGAAGAATTGCCTGAACTTCTTCTTCAGGTATTTCACGCACTCCTGATCTAGCTCTAGAAAGTAACTCATCCAAGTATGTTCGGGCTTTAGTTCCTGCTGGACTATTTGCTACTCGTTGAAGCCCAGCACGTACTATTCGTATAGCCTGCTCTATATCCATTGATCCAATTCTGGTACCAACTAGATTGGATCTATGCCGGAAGATAGTATTATCTCCACTCTTAGTGTAAACCTCGTATCCACCTTCCTGCATATTTTCAATGAATCCAGGTGCTTCAGCTCGTGCAGTAGGAACAGTAATATCTGCATTACCTCCAACTGTTCTCATACTAGTTCCACCAGGTCCAACTCTAGCTCCAACGGCTGGTGGTGTAACAAGTGTTGGTGCAGCGGGAGTAGGTGGTAGCATCTGAGCTAATTCACCACGTACCATTTGTAACTGACCCTCTGGACCACGTAGAGTAGGATGAGTTACATATCCCTGATTTTTCCTCAGTTGTAGTTCCACCCTATCAGTTGGCATGTCAATTACAGGTGGTAATGCTGGCTCTGGTCCAGCAGTTTCAGGCATGGTCAAACTCAACTCTTGTGGCTGAGTCTGAGCACGCATATGCTGTTCAAATGGCGTTCCTTCTGGTCTAACAGGAGCCATTGACTCTACAGGTGGAAATTCAAATGGAGTAGGACGCAATACACCTTGACGCATTTCAGGTGCTATGTTAGCAGGATTCGTGAATTTATTGTCCTGACGCCATGTAAATCCTCTCAAATCACCCTGTTCTGTAGGCATCTCAGGGAATGTTGGCGCCGCTGGTTCAGGCGTAGGCTGCCAATTCTGCTTCAGATCATTGGCGCGCATCTTAGCTTCGAGAATTGCATTGTCTATCTGCGTAACTCTGGTTAAATCTCCCATCCTCTGTGCTTCAGTACGCTGCAAGGTCAGTTCAAATATCTGCTGCTGCGTCTGCGCATCAATAGCTGCCATTCCCTGCGCTCTAGGATCAGCAACTTCTCTAGTCGGCATTCGCGCTTCAGGTATTTGAGAACTAAAGTCTACATTCTCCATGCCCGGTAATCTAGGCTGGCGCGGGTCCATTATTCCAGCAGATGGTGGGGGAGGTGGAGCAGCTCCTCCGGGTGGTGGAGGTAATTCTCCAGTTATTTCTCTAGCAGCAGGTTTTCCTTTACCTAAGTAATGAAGAAGTGCATTAAAACCAGCTGCACCTACACCCATTCCACCTAAAGTAGCATAATCACCTTCTTCATACGCTTTTAGAACCTTTTCAGCAGGTAATCCAGCCATTCCTGCTGCTTCACTAATACCAGCCTTTCTCTTTTCTTCTTCAGAACTCTCCCACGTCGCACCCGGTAGAGGAAATTGACCAGTGAAGATTCTAGCGCCTAAATCCGCTGTTTGCTTGAGTGGATTTGCCCATGTCGTAGTCGCTAAATTCGCAGCATCAGTAAAATCACCGTAAGCAGCCTTCTTAGCCGTTGATTGAATCTCTCCAAACAAATTTTCTAGTGGTTCAATGGCTCCTGAATAAATAGCCGGTCCAATTTTCTTCATCCAATCAGGTATGTAGTAGCCAGCTCGTAGGGCTGATGTAGTAGTGGTTGGACTAGTTACACTACCATAATCCTGCATCCAGTCTGGCGTATAGATACCAGTCCGACCTGCCATCGCCGTGCCAATAGGCGTAGCTTCAGGAAATGGCTGATAACCAGACGGATACTGTGGAACCGCGGGTGGTTCATATGTAAACGGCTGATAACCTGTTGGATACTGAATTCCTTGAGGCATTATCTACCTACTTCTATGTTCCAACCCTTGCGCTTGGCATCTTCAATAGCTTGATAGGTATTGGGAATAGTACCTGTTTCACCATTTACAGGATGCCTTACTCGGAGTAATGTCTTGTTCTGAATTCCTTCCTCAACTTGCTGAGGTGTTAGTCGTTGTGTGTTACTAGGCTGTTGGATTCCAGTTATATTTGGTTGAGCAGGTGGAGGTGCAGCTCCCATCGGTGGAGCAGGGCCACGAGGAATAACTGATTGATTCCCTTCACCGGTCACAGGTATATTACCCTGCGGGAATTGCATTCCACCACCAGTAGTTGGCGGAGGAGCACTGTTAGGATATACCTTGTTAAGTAGTGCATCGTAATCCTGCACATCCTTATCCTGCTGTGATCCAGACTTACCAAATATATTCAACGCAGCAGCAGGTTGTGGCCTCGGCTTCAATCTATATGATCCGTCATCTCCTCGTTCAATAAATCTTCCTAGTCCAGTTGGATCTCTCATCAGTATTTCTTCTAGCTGTAATTGTCTGTTAGCTCCAATTTCCTTCGCATCAGGAGGCGTAGGCTGCTTAATAGACGCTGGATTGACACCTGGAATAGCGCCTTTAACTGCAATATCCTTGGCAGTTTCCCACCAAATCTTCTCCATATCTGACATATCGCCAGTTGGAATCTTAGTGTTATATGATTCCCTAGGATTAGCAGGATTCATTGCAATCACATATGGACCTTTAGTATCAAACTTCCAATCTGGATTATCTCGCTTGAATTTCTCTGCCATAATCTTGGCATTAGCTATTTGTTCAGTTGCTTTATTGTGTCGATTAATTTCATCCTGTCTTGCTTGTGCCGTCTGTGCATTCCTGTCAATTCTCTCTTGACCCAATACATTAGTAGCCAAATTACCAGCTAATTGACGTTCGATATTGTTAGCCGCATTCTCCTGACCCGCGGCCGCGCCGAATGGACCAACTTTTTCCTTCCATGCCTGCACGTCACGCATGTAAGGTGCAAACATTACGGACTCAGCACCAGCTAATCCGCCACCTCTAGCTGGATCTCCCACACCTACCATACTTGCAGCCAAAGTGCGTCCAAATCCAGGCGTATTACGTTCAGGGAATGAATCAAGTAGTCCACGTAGCCTGTCTCTATCTACAGTTTCAGGCGTATAAGTCTTATTGACCATTTCCCACAGACGTTTGAAATAGTCATTTGGGTCAGATGGTGCAGCATCTAACTGCATAGGCTCTTGACCCATCTGACGTGGATTGATTTGACCACCAAACGGCAGATTAGGTGGCATCTGTGTAGGCATTTCATAAGATGGCTGTCTTATGGTCGGATCTTCATAGAATCCACTTGGATATTGTTGCTGGTATGGATCACCACCACCATAATTATCGAATATATTCTGTTGACGAAGATAGTTAAGAGCCATTAGCCCCTCCCCAATACTCTATTCTGTTGAGTAGGAGTCATTGGAGTAGTTCTACCCCGATTTCTACTTGCAGCATAATCTAGCCACGGGGCTGCGGCTGCACCAACTCTACCAACAGTATCCATAACACGTCCAGTACGGCTCATAGCTTGATCAAATTGACCTGGTTGTTGCTCGGCTGCAATAGAATGACCCATTACACCCTGACCAAAATTACCACCCTGACCAACCGCACTGAGTAATTGACTACCAAACACATTGGACATGCCCGGTGTAGTTCCATAGAGATTGGACATTCCACTTAATGCGCGGAATCTATCATCCATGTTAGCTGCATTCGCCGCTGCTGCTCTACTGCTAGAAGCTGCACCAGCCGAAGCATTAGCCGCCTGAGCACGTGCCATAGCATCTGCATTGTATTGTTGACCTTGAAAGTCCAATCCTGTATTGAATTTACTGATATCTACGTCAGCACCCAACCTCTGACCTTCAATTCCTGCCATGCCGGTCAGGCCGAATTGTCTACCTCTATTCCTTGCTTCTGCTAATCCAGCTTCAACATTCTGTGTAGCATCAGCCGCAGCCTGACCCTGCTCCCGTGCCATCTTGGCTTGTGTAGCTATTGCATTAGGCGAATATCCACCTTGCAATGATCTCTGTCTACCTACTTCTCTCTCCGCGTTAGCATACGCCGCTCTAATGGGTGATACACCACGAGCACGCATATTCGCTATGTCACCAGCGGAGTATCCACCTGTATTGGCGAATTCTTGCATTCCGCCATATGAGGCGAATGGATCTGAATATCCAGCGCGACCCGGAGATACGGTGAATGCATCAAATCCACCACCTCCACCGCCACCTCCACCACCTCCAGGGTCATAATCAGCAGCATCCTGACCAGATGCAATGCCACGATACTGATTCATGATATCGGTATAGTCACCGTAATTGGCCTCTGAGCCACGGCCATAATTATAGGCCATAGCATTAGCCATCGGTCCCTGTTGTTGCTGATACCGATTCGTCTGCTCTTGTATAGCAGTACGACTTCTACCCTTCGGGTCATCACCCTGCTGATTCTTGTTGTTGTTAGAACCCATAACTCCTCACAAGTCGAAAATGAGTGACTGTCCTTGGGGCAATCTGAACCCGTTTTTCATCAGTCTTTTCGTGTATTTTGGATTCTGGCTCCAAACATACATCTGTTCGTAATCCGACTTCTTACACACGAAGGTATTCGCGTCTAACATCTGGTATAATGCCCGCGCTCGAACTCTAGGATCTCTACTCATGTTCGTGACTAATACGCACTCAGCTATGTCACGTATTCCGCCCGCCGTAATGATTCCTTGCTCATCTTCCACGACGAATGCACAGACATATTTCATGAAATCTGGCATCGTGAATTCACCTGCGAAGTGCAACGAGTGAATTCTTTCCACTTCTCTCACATCGTCAGGAGTAAGTGCGCGTATTTTATGGGAGTTCATAGAATCCACTAATTGTAATGACTTGACCAGATGCCATTGCAGCAGGAGTCGTGGCACCATGAAGATTTGCAGTACCATGTATCAACAACACAATACCCGCTCCAAATTGTTGTCCAGTCATACCCTGATATGTAGGTGATCCATTCCAAATTGCAGGCATGGCGATATCACCAACAAATGAAGTAGGTAGACTATAAGTATAGAATCCACTGCCCGCTACAGTCGTAGTTCCGGGCTTAAGTGTAATAATAGAGTATACAGTCTTACCAATAACCATGTAACGTCCCGTAAGAGTACCATTACCTAATGCAAAGCCACCTCCTGACGCGGTTACTGTTGGTGTATAAGACTGCCACACTCCCTGAGACTGCCAATTAGTGTTGAAATTAGTTGCATCAATCTTTGTTAATACTTGTCCAGCAGTACCACCAACTGGAACACCCGGACCTGTCGGACCTTGTATACCTTGTGGTCCTTGAATACCTTGAATACCTTGTGGCCCAGTAGCTCCAGTCGGACCTGTAGGACCAGCAGGACCAACTGGACCTTCAGTAAGAGGATTCCAGATAGGAACCCAATTAGTAGTTGCTGGATCAGGAATCGCCATTAGTGTTTACTCTTACTTGATGACTGTAACCAATCTAATACTTCTAATGCATTGCGTGAAGGAGTACCAGTATGCCACGGAACTTGAGCCACATAGTTGAACAGCATATCGAATTCAACCATGCTAATCTGCAACTGTCTACTTCCTTCCTTCTTCAATTGCCTCTCTGATTCTCCATTGACCATTTTCTTGCCACATGACTTCAATTCACTAATACTTTCCAACTTTTCAAACAACCCCACTTCGGTGCGTAGCACCTGCATTCCTTTAGTCTGTTGTAATGATCCTCCGAGAACGAAGCCAACGAAACAGAACTGAAAATGACGATCACCCATTTCATCTTCAAAGTCTAGAATCATAACTAATTCTTCTGACAGAAATACACGTCAATAAATGGTGGCAGATTGGATGCCGCAGCCGACACGCCCGTAACAGGAGGTGCCTCGCTACTTATTGGACCTGAACCTGCACCTGACCCGCTGAAATTATGTGAGTGATCTCCTCTTGAATCAGTGTCCGAGTCAATTGTTCCACTAAAGTTGTGAGTGTGACTCGCCGCATTAGTCTGAAAACTTCCACCAGCATCAGCCGTGTTCGCTGCGCCTGTAGATGCTGTTGTGCCAGCAAATGGTGCGCTCAAATGATGATTATGACTCCCAGCGTTGTTAGTAGATCCACTGACATTCACGCTGACATTGACGTTACCACCATGATTATGCGAACCTGCCGCAAATGTGCCCGGACCATGTGAGTGTGTTGCTGCTCCACCAGTTCCACCCGGAACACCACTACGTATGAAAAGTCCATCCCAATTCACTCTAGTCCATCCAACTGGACAAGGTGACATACTAATAACAATCAATCCACTCGGAAATGATTCTAATGACTGCCACGTTGAATCACCACGTAAGAATGTGGATGCATTCGGCGTTCCGCTACCTAATCTACTTGGATTAACTAGTCCAGTCGTGATATTCGATCCATTTAGATTCGTTACATCTGCGCCATTGCCTAGCAGGAATGGTGCAACAAATTGTCCAACTCTTGTGTATGCAAATTGGGCCTGATTAGTTCCAAAGCCATCAGTCCACGCCTCAACATAAAGATTACCATCCTGATAATTAATCATTCTCCAGATACGTTTATTGACTGGAGCAGCAGTATCATGAAATTCTAATGCACCATAACTTCCAGAAATTCTAGTAAAAGCAGCAAGAGTCTGTGGTACAAACATGTTATCGATGTTCTTCAGTGCTACGTTAGAAGTCAATCGATTATCTGGTAGTATCCCCGTAGTGTCAGTTAGTGGTATCGTCGCAACTACACTTGGTTCACCCGCAGTTGATCTTACATAGCCAGTTCCGAGCGCACCTAATGGACGCGCATTCGGTAGACTCGCGTGTGGTGAAACTAACCAATATGTAGCATCTGCTACTGCTCCTCCTGCTGGTCCCGGCGGTCCTTGTGGTCCTATTGGTCCTACTATACCTTGTGGACCTGTAGGGCCAGTAGGTCCGGGTGGTCCCGGTGGACCTGTAACTGTTGCAATACCTACACCGGGCCATGTTACAGGAGGATCATTAGTCGGTTTTACACACAGATAAGCAATATTATCTGGACCAACGACTACATCTCCGTCACTGTAGAGAGGACCGGCTGCGAAATTCCCTAAATACTCTAAATCTAAATCTATCGTTCTCTTGTTGGCAACTGTATCATCGAATTTCAGTCCAAATCTTGCAAGGAACTGACGTGAATTCGGTAATATAGATGCTTCATTATCTTCAGTTAGGTATGAGGCCGCGTCACTCGCGCCGCCACCTCCCGGTCCACCACCTATTATGGTTGTACTCGAAACAGCAGCCTGAGCACCTGATAATCGTTCAATAATTTCCTGAACGACTTGGTACAGAGAACCATCAACGTCCCTAGATTGTGCTAGAGTACTTTTTAAGTCCGCAAATTGCGGCGGCTTAGTTGAACGCTTCTGCACCATGACTATGAACCGGGATATGACTTGTATATTTCCTTCGTAAAGATTACAATTCGGTTAATTCTGAAGTAGTCGCCCTGATTGACAGTTTTCAGTTCAAATGATGCGCGCTGCTCAACAAAATTCACTATGCGAGTAGGAGAATACCTGTTGCTAAGAGCCATAGGTAGAGGATCTAACGCCTTAGAGCGCATATCATCGAGTGAAAACACAGCAATTCTCAACTCTCCTGCACCCGTAAGTCGAATGCGTATCGTGGAGAAATGAGTAGTAGCCTCACCTGAACTTTGCTCTGATACCGCAGCACCTACTGGCATTTATTCACCTATGTATGCTGTTCTAATCGTAGGATTAGGAATTCGCAGACTTACCTGATTGTTATAAATATCGACGCGCGCTTCCTTTGGTTTATTGACCACGAACAGACCACTCAAATCATCTTTGGGGGCAAGTGCGCGACCAGTTGGAAATCCAGTGTAGATGACATACAGCATTTGTTGAGATATACGTGATTCCTTAGTTGGCCCCTGCGGCGTTACAGGATTCCACAGAAACTCCGCACCAAATCCCCATCTATACATGTTAGTTGCTGCAATAGGTCCAGGAATAGTTAATCCTGCATTTCCTGTCTGCATGAAACTGTTATTAGCTAATGATGTATTACTTACTTCCACATTATTAGGATCCCTGTATAGTCCCCATGCCTCAGTTGCGGGTGTTCCTACATCTGCTCCAGTATTAAAGAAGCCATAATATTTAATACTACTCACCGTTGAGTCATTAGGAGGAATTGAACCTTTATCCATGAATTTAATAAAGTGAACTGCTTTATAGAATGTAGGAACAGCGGGAGTAAGCCCCGGATCTATATATGCAACTGCACTACCGGGACCAGTACCATCAGTATTGACTGGATACAGCCATGTAGGACACGGTTGGGCAGTTGCTAGATATGCAGGATCATTCCAACCACCTATCACTCCGGCTGTAATCAAATTAGGCCGGTTGATATGCTGATCCCACATATGTCCCTGTTCCCAATTAAGTGACGTATAGGGATTAGCAATGTTACCTATATCTCCTGCCGTTCTCAGAGGACTAGCCCAAATTGGTGCAGGTCCAGCTACAGGACCAATGTTAGTATCCCATCTATTTGCCTGAGCCTCAAACTGTTCCTTAGTCAGTGCATCCTGATTCCAATACTTGAAGCAGCAAACATCCGCTATGTTACTGATGGCAACTACCAAGTTATAAAATGGGTCATTAATGCTATATCCCGTTCCTGCGGCAGTTACTTGCGTTAGTGTGACCGGACGTTCCCAGGGATTCGTGCTTAATGGATCTTCTACTCCAGCATAAACTGTAACATTAGCTCCACTCTTAGCAAAACAGAATACTTGCCATCTGTTGTGCAGGACAAAGCCTATGTCTGTAGAGGGAGCAGCAAGAGTTTTATCGCGTGCAGTCAGATGCCATACAATTCCGTCATTCTGTATGATTATGTTCGACCCCCCGATACAGTTAAATCCGACTAATGTGTTCGGGACCGTGAAATACTGCTTGACCCAAATACAGAAACTCCACTTTTCCGACGCAGCAGGAGTTATACCTGGGAAAAAAATAGGCGGATTTTCAGACCCAGTAGTCTGAAATCTTATCAATTGCACATAACCCGCGCTAGACCTAACCGACATCTAAAATCTCCGTAGGATTTCCAGAAATTAAATCAGGACCAATAGCTCCGAGTACTAATCTGTCAGTTTCGGCTAGTGTGATGCTGTTGATGTTCGCGTCGTATATCCACTTAGCCCATCTAATTTCCTTCGCATTCATTCCGTTCTTGTAGTCCGCGTGTAACAGCACCTTCCTGAACGGCGGAGGCAATGTAATCCAGAGTTTCTTATTGATTGAATCATTTACAATCTGTATTAGATGGAATTCATTTCGGTCCAATCCTCTCCAAAAATCTTCAATCTTCCAGGACATTTCAGGCTGTGCATATACGCCGTTGAATAGCATCAGACCTGACCAGTCCACAATGATTAGAAAGTCGATGTTCACGCCGCCCGTGTCTAACACCGTTGCTATTCCATGAACAGGTGAGCCTATACCTTGGTCCAGTAGTTCTTCCTGCCATGTTACTGGTTCATCATAGTTATCTGAGTATGCGTATGTTCTAGTTTTCTTGAATATATACATAACGTCCCTAAATTCTTGGACGCATGTTAATGGATGACCATCTAGTGGAACAACTATGATTCCTTCTACTTTGTTTACTGCTTCTGGTTCACCCGCGACTGACAATCTAGCAATTGATCTGTTGTCTGTGATTCCTGCTGGTAATCCTGTCAATGTTTCAGTCGTACCAAATTCACCGACTATCACGAGTCGAGAATGATACGTGTTCAGATATACGCCAGCGGGAATCTCAGCAAAGTTGTCAGCTAGGTGCGATGCGTCACTCAATAGGTCAGCATCAAAGAAGTTGATAGTTTTCGTAGTATCGATGTTATTATCAATATTTCCTCCTGGAATGAAGAAGTATTGATATCCCTTCTGATCACCATTGTATTCCGGTATCATTTTCGTAGATACCAGATGTCGCTTCTTGACCCAAGCGTTAGGTGATACAGGAATATTCGATACGACTATATCATGCGTACCAGTGAATGTTACTTCAGCTTTAACATCTGGTCCTATTGATGTGAAATAACCAGTGTCCGTCTCATATACCACTCCGATGATGTGAAATCCAGCATCAGATTTAATACCCGTCGTGATTGCTCCCATTGCAGCAGTCATTGGCGGGCCTACAGGTGGTGTCCCGGCCGCTTTACGCGCCGCAGTTCCATCACCTTTGTAGACGTAAATGAATTCGTTTTGAATTCCTAGTTGATATTTCTCACCATTCTCATTTGTGTATGTCTTGAATGGACTGATATACGCGCGCCCGTTAATCGCGACGAATCCGAAATCCTCCATCGCAGCAATAGTCAGAATCGGCCCAACTATTGTTCTAGGCGAACCTTTAATGTGATAGATGTTCCCTCCCTCAGTCAATACTAGGAGAGTCCCACCCTGCTGTGTAATGTAGTTATAGATTCTTAGAGGTTTCAGAATAACAGTTGGATTCACATAGGAGGTTATTCCCTCTCTAGTTTCTACAGCAGACTGAAGATACTGAATATTTTCAGCTTGAATGAAATGGTCAGATGGAGCAGATTCAGCGTCACCTCTACTCCACCATCCAGTAAAGTCTTCAATTACGAGTGGTTCGTGGTCCCTAGTAGTCGGCATCAGTATCCACCACGAGCCTTAAATGCAGCCCTGAATGGTCTATGACGAGTCATGATACTCTGGCGACCCTTGTTGCTAATCGCAATAGCCCTATCTATTGCTTTCTCTGCTTGAGCCTCTAATACGGCTGCGCGCGTCTCATTCTCTCCAATGAAGAAGGCGCATAATGCCGCAGTCTTGTATGCGAGGTAAGTGCGTGAGTTAATCGCATGAATTAGATCGTTCTCATTTACTACATAGTTGACTCCCTGAATCACATACTTCAATTCAATTTCTAGTCTGAGATTCGCTCCACCCGGATTGAATCTAATTACCAGTAGATCCCAAGTCCAGAATAGGAGAGAGTTAGTGGTAGGAAATCTTTGATTGAATTCTCTGTGTGGTAATGGATGGAACGCTTTAGTACTTCCTTCAGGTCGTTCACCAATCTCCTGAATCTCAACTAAATTGTCTGGATACTTTGGATACCCTGGATTTGTATCTTCTTGTCGAACAATAGCATCTACTCCAACTGGCATAATAATCTGATAGGGTGTGTAATTAGTTGACGTGAAATTAGATACCGGAGCATTAGCCTCCGCCATCATGTCAGAGAATTCCTCAATTGCCATGTTCAGGTAAGGAACCATGACATTATATTTGTAATCAGTTTTATTGGGATCATTTAATAGATTCGCTACACGATCCATTATCTGACCCGCTGATACGGCTGTGGTGCTCATTTTTTCTCAGCCTTCTTTTGGGCTTCTTCTGCATCTTCCTTCGCGAACTTCTTTTCTTGCTCTAGATGTCTGTTTGACACTTCTTCCACAGACCTCCTTAAAACATCCCTCTCTTTATTTCTCCTCTCCTCTTTTTCCTTTTGCAACTGTTCCTCCGATACTTCGGGTTTTGCATTGGGTTTTTGGTCAGTCATTGTTCCTCCTATGCCTATGCCTGTGACAGACTATGACAGAACGAAGGCCCAGTTTCCAGCAGTCACCGTGCATGTTACCGTAGTAACTGCACTCAGTTCATATTCCTTGATTTGATTACCCGATTGAGTTTCCGTATGCACCTGAAGAATCTTATCATTCAGGTCGAAATCCAATCGCGTGACGTTCGCTAATACAGCAGCCGTATTAGTCCTGTCTGGTCCCGTCTTTGCTGTAATCGTTACCTGATGTGGCATCTCTTTCTCCTATTGAGCGAACGTAAGATTTAGCTTTTTAGCTAATTCTGGGTCCGCAATTGCCTTACATGTCTGGCAGATGGGGAAATTACTGTTACGCAGGCTACCACACGCAACACATCGCACTAATTCTGCATGTTGCACGTCACCCAACCACGGTTTCTGCGTGATATTCAACTCTTTACACGCTAACCGCGCATCTTCACTGATTGACAGCGGATTTCCGTTACTCCGTGACCAGAGAATGTCCGCAATTCTAATCAGTTCTAAGAACCAGTTCTTCTGCTGCTCTTTAGCCTTGATTAGTAAGGGAAGATGTTCCTTTTTCAGCTTATCTACACTGAATTCTCCGGGAATATAGAATAAACCCGGCATCTTACCCGCCATATCACAAGCCAGCAGACCGTTACAGTAGTCTCGCACAATAGAATCAGCAATCTGAATGCTCGATACTGGAATTTCAAGTAGTGGTTGATTCTCGTCAATTTCTCTCCACCAACTCGATGGTCCAACTACCAGAATTGACGGATTTTCATAGTTTCCGGGCTTTAGTGCAAAGAATCCCGGCTGACATGTTGGTTTACGCTCCTCAATCAGCTTCGGTAGTATCGACACTACCGTGCTCTTATCCATCGGATTGACTGGAGCGCGTATAGTGCGACGATTATTCTGTTGTAACAGCCCCGGAAATTCACCGACCTGCATAATTACTCCACCTCTTGATAAGTACTCTCGAATTCATCTTTCGGAATGACGTAAGGATCACCTACATCATCAATTGCTAGGTAATCCCCAGCTTCTCCTACTACTGTTTTCTTAGGAGCTTCATTCTTGATGATAAATTTCACATCCATCTGCTTCGCAAGGAGATTATTCTTCTTGCGATATGACTTGAACGTGGTCAATTCGCCTACAAGCATACTAATTTTCCTTTTTGTAGTTGGACGGGACACTGATTCCCTCTTTGTATCTAAGCGCGTCCGCTGTTTCAGTTTCATTGCCAAATAATTCCAACTGAAGCTCTGAAATTCGCTGTTCACGACCTTCAGGAGTCGTGTTTTTCTCGTCGTCCACGTATTTCGCCAAACTCTTTTTACCAAGCGCGGCGTAGAGACAGTCGATTATGAACTTCGTCGCGGACCAAATCGGAGGTAATGGATTGTCATCACCATCACGATACGCCCAAATCGGCTCATAACTCAATTTTATGTCTAGGAGTTCCTTCATATTTTCTTCTGGAACTACAACTAGACGTTCTAGCACGTATGTATCCTTTAAATACGGATACTTTTTCACTTCCATCACAACGGGATACAACAATTGAACGCCATTTTCCAAAAAACCAGTTAATTTTTTCTCTGTCTGGTCATTTGCCCACACTATTCTGAACACTGGCCTGTTCGTGTCACTGTCTTTACCGAATTCATCGATTAATCTTTGGTTGAGTGTTTCAATTGATTCCATATAATTAACCTAATCACGGCTTCGCCCCCTGTATACCGTGATATGTGATGCTCTAGGTCGGCCTAGACCATTAAGGGAGCCACCACAACTCAATTACACGCCAGAATTGATGATCCATTTACCAAGCGAGCGCACGAACACCATGAATAGAGCGCGATTCTGGGCGGCTGCAACACCTACCAGAATGTTTCCGCTCGTTCCAAGTGTCACACCCGCAGCATTAGTTGGAATCAATACAAGGAATCCGCCAAAGCCTCCCCCAAAATTTGGCAGAATTGTATTGATTGCAGTAGTTCCTGTAACGAGTACGATGTCAGTTTTGGCAGTAATCGTAGCTGCACTCGCCACAGTACTTTCACTCAGTTTACTCGTTGTTCCTGGAATCATATTCCCTCTTTCCGCCCACCACCCACCGCTATATGCTAATGCCTCACACTCGGGGCGAGTGTGTCCCAGCCACTAGCATGTTAACTAGCCAACAGGAACGTATTTCTGCGTGTTGGGATTGTACACGAGCAACATGACCTGACCTGCTACTGATGCAGTAGTAGTCAGAATGTTACCAGTTGCACCCGTCACACCCGCAGTTCCGGCGAACTGAATTGCGAGCATGTGTCCGTGTTGTACTGGCGGTGTAATCGTCACAATCGCTACGTTACCCGTCAGTACTGTGAGGAATGTAGTCGGTGCGATGATAGCTGCACTGGCTACAGTTACCGGCGCGACGTTGTTGGCAGGATTCAACGCTGCCCAATCGCTTGCAACAATAGGCATCATGTCCTCCTAATATCCAACTGGAACGGCCAACGAGTCGATGTATGAGCACGCAGCAGGATTACTTACGAATGTCTGCATACCCACGACCATGTAGAAGATTTCCGCCGCAGCCACACCACCAGATGCGCCGCGAATCTCGAAAATCTTACGCCCGTCCGTAGTGTAGAATCCAATCGGAAGAATCTCACCACGTCCCCACACTTCATCGACCACGAAGTCAATGCGTGTCTTGTCCCAGTTAAACGACGGAGTAACTGGTGCACCAGCCAACTGCATGTTGGAACCACCGAAATACATGTTCAGTGATTCTTCTTTTGCAGCTTTCTGGATGATGCTTACGAGTTGACCAATCTCCTCGTAAGCCTGCTGCTGACATGGATGCGTCCATGCTTTCGGTGAGAATGAATTCTCGATGCCTACTCTGTTTCCAATCTTGTTGATAGCAAGACGTGGAAGTGGCAGAGTAAGTGCAGAACCACCCGCGTTGACTCGATTTGCACGAATCTCTGGAGTAGTACTGCGCGAGAATCCCAACCATGTACCAGCACTCGCGTTCGAGTGATGATACGGCACACCGAACAATGCAGGCAATGAAGCTGGTGCAGTCAAACCAGCAGTCACCAACTTATCACTCGCACCTACGCCAGCGACTTGTGGAGTCAAACTGATTACTTTGTTCTCCACATCCCACTGAGTGATAAGAGCTTCACCCTTTTTCGTGGTTAAGCCCGTATCCCATACTTGCACCGTCTGACCGTATCTGACCAGTCGTGCGCCAAATCCGTCAGTTGTCAGTGTGAGTACGTTTGATCCGCCAGCAGGAGTGTCGGTGGTAACTACACCAACTACACCATCACCAGTCTGCATCATCTGACTATCCAACTGCCTTCTCATCTCGTCTAAAGCAGTTGCGGTCAGCTTACGGACACTATTGATGATAGCCTTTCTCGCATCATCAGTAGCCCATTGTGTCAGCTTGGTGTATTCAATGTTCTCACTCAAGAAAACACAGTTCAGAACGGCCTTATCAAAAGTAGGCCCACCACCTCGACCCAGATCACCACCATCAGGATTGAAGTATTGGAAACTACCTCCGGGTCGGAGTTCCAATGGAACACGCATTTGACGGTGTGAAATCTTCTCCACATCCCGTTTCTTGATGTTCGCATAGAACTTGTCATCGCGCTCAAACAGTACGCGGACTTTTGGAACAACTTTCTCCAACTCAAGTGCCGCGACTTGAGCCTCATTTACAGCCATAATTCCCCTCTAGTCTTTCATTAACACATCCAATGTGCTCATCCCGCGCGGGATATCACTCGCCTTCTTGTATTTTCCACTAGAGGGGGCCTGTGGACGGCCGGGCGTAATTGGACTCTTTCTAGGAGTCTCTTGTTCTTCTTCCTCTTGATTCTCTACTGAATCTGCACGCCTGCCTAAACCTTTCAGAGCATCATTCCTGACCTTTTTAATCACTGATGGTAACAGTGTCTTAGCTTTGCTCAAATAGGCAGACTTAATCTTGTCCTGAGATTCTTTGCTGTATCCGCTTTGATGTGCCTTCTCCCACAAGCGGTCCAGTAATCCACGGAATTGACGATCTTTACTCAGCAGATCATCCAGCTTATCGTAAGCCTCTTTGACTGCATGTTGTTTTACATAGTCAGTCATCGTGCCACGAGGATCAATGTTTCCATCAATCGTCGCCATCAACACGTTATCAGCCTTCGTCTGCAATTGTTCCCGTGTTGATTCAAACGCATCATAGGCTCGCTGATAATCTTCTCGTTGAATCTGCTGCTGTCTCTGCTGTTCCTCTGGAGGCTGCTGCCTCGACAGATTAACTGGCGGAGAGAAATTCTGTGAACCAAATACAAATTGGTTCAGTATGTTCGCGGCTGCCTGTAACGGTGCGCCCTGTTCTCCTAATGCTCTACTCTCACGAACCATCGTAATGATGGTATCTTTTATGACGTTGCCTAACACATGATAGTATGCACCCTGATCAACTTTCCTCAGCGTCGGGAGATAGTTGTCCGCAATTCGATTAAATACTTCCTGATCCTCACTTTTCGCCGCCTGTAGAACCGAGGTTATGTCGCCTGACATAATCTGCTGTTCTACGGTGTCGAACATACTCGCTTTATCCGCCGACACGCGCGCGTCATTAATCGTAGGAAATACTTCAGTAAACTGTTGTTCCCTGTAATACGCCTTCTCAAGATACGGAAAGTCCTTGAATAGTTTTGGATATTTTGCTAGAATCTCTCTCCTGCGAACAGGAGTCATTAACTCCAAATCTTCTTCTTTTGGTCCCTCTAGTTCTTCCTCAATTTCCTTTAACTCATCAATTTCCTCCTCTTTATCCTCCTTCTCTCCTTTTTCATCTTCTTCTGTATCTTCTTCTCCAGTTTTTTTCGGAGTAATATCCAATACTTCAGGTTCTTCTTCGGCATTCAACAGCTCGAATGTTTCCTGACTTTCTTCTTTTTCACCTGCACCAGCCGGTGAATCAGGAGTAGCGAATAATTTACTGAACTGTAGGTTCATACTGACCTTCTCCTAATGGGGTACCAGTACTAGCTGGGGGCGGACCCTGTGGCCCCTGTTGCGGCATCATTCCACCTTGTTGCGCCATCATCTGTTTCTGCATTTCCTCCATCTGCTTCTGCATATCCATGTCCTTGTGCATCTTCATATGCAGTAACACATTCTCGTATCCAGCAGGATTCTCTAGTTTAGCTAGCCTACCTGCATCCGACACCAACCATCTTCTATCAACATCTGCTGCTAGAACATGATTGTCCACATCATAATCCGGCTGAATACTCGGCAATCGTTGTGGCGGCGGTGGCTGCAAGCCCTGCATCTGGGCTTGCACCATCATCATAGGATCAGGCGGCATTTCAATCGGTTCACTGTTAATCAGCAGTTGAATTTCATCATTTTCCTTCTGTCTATCATCCTCTCCTGCAATCACGTAATCAGTAATACCAAGTGATTTCTTCAGGAATGGAATATTCTCAGGTGTAGTCAATGCATTCAGGATCATCTCATTGTTCAACTCGAACAACTGCATGATCGTATCCTTCTGCTGATTCCAAGTAATTGGCAAATTCTCATTCGCCTCTAGTTCAATACTTCCAATCTTTCCTTCTAGTTCAGCTTTGCGAATGAATACATTCACAAAGTTGCCGAATTCATCCTTCTTAACCTGTTTCTCATCATCTTTCATCTCTTTAATATACATCGGAATTACTTTACCGAAGATATCCTTCCACCACATCGTCAACATTTTCCACGTAGATTGCAATCTTTGCAATGCCTGTGAACGGCTCATGCTATATTCTGAGGCCGTTCTAGAACCACTCATCTGACCACCAAAGAGAGAAGGTAAAGCTCCTGATACCATTTGACCGATTTCCTGAACCTTCTGGGCAAATGGTAAAACCTCCTGTGAAAGAGTCGCCGTCCTAACTTCGTAGAACCCTTCTGATAACGGTTTCCCCGACTTGGGAGTAGCAGGATATATTCCACCGGGGATAACCTCCGAATTACGGTATGCATTGAAATTCAACACTTTCGGGTCTGCAAACGTCTGTGGAATCCCATGTTCTACAGTCTGGAGTACAAGTGAGATAAGATCGTTTGTAATATCCTGCACCGAAGTGAGTAGTAGGCCAACCGGATCGAAATGAATATAATCCGACAGCGGATTGTAAGTAAGCGTCCAGCAGTCATCCATAGCTTCATTACAAGCATGAGCCACAAAGTCATCAACCACCACTACTTTCACACCATCAGGAAATCGTTTCTTCAATTCATCAGCTTCGTCCTTGTTCAGAACATGATAGGATGATGGACGCAGCCAACAATTCCTTACTGTGACGTTGTTGACTGGATGTTCTCCTCTGTATTGGGGCGATGTTCGTCCCCACTGCTCATACAGGTCGTAGTGGGATGATCCTTTTCCGACTTTTTCATGCAAGTCTGGATATTCTTCGAGAACATTAGCAAAATGTGTCTCGTAAGAGTAGATGAGATAGGCACACTCTTTCTGTGTCCTAGCCCATACTGGAACTTTAACAAAGAGCCCACCATATACCTCCATGCATATACGAGATTTAGGATGCTTAGTTATTCCAACTAATCTAGTTACAGTAAGAGTTTCATAATTCTTCTGTGGCAGAACAGTTCGCCCACAAGATTCACAAATTTCCATCTGATTCATTGGAACATCTTCATCTCCTGGCATGAACTGATCTTCGGTTGGATTAGTAATTGGAACCAATCCTGCTGCTTGTTCTTGCATCTGCTGTTCAGTCATGGGATTTACGATTTTATCTCCCATTTCAGCCTGACAGAACGGACATGAACTCAATTCATGTTCTTCTTGTGATTCCTCGTATTTCTTTTTCTCATATGTTCCGTATTTCTCATCCTCTTTTGGATATGCATAACACGCGGTCATGCCCTCTGTGCAATACACGAATAATGCATGAATCCAAAACAATGGAGCATTATTATGCCTGAAGATTAATTCACAGATTTTATCTCCTGCCTTCGCCGTAATTACATCTAGAGGATTGTCAGCATCGTCAGGATAGCAAGTGACAGGAGGAACTGTGACGCTGAGTGCGGCAATTATTGACTCAAGGTAAGCTCGATAGATGTTGACTGGTTTGTCATAATACCCCTGATCACTATCTTCACCGACTCTTTCAGCTTCAGGAATACGCCAGTCATGCGCTACCTCACTGTAGTATGTATGTTGAATATTCTCCCAAAGCAATTTTAGTCTTCTCCACGTACGAATCTGTCTATCTCTGACTGCGCGGTCCTCATCGTCAAAGTGGTCCACAATTTGTTTTAGTAGAGCCTTAGTGTGATCGTCTAGTTCTTTCATGATGCTACTTCCTTATTCCAAGTCGTTCGCTTCAAATATTCCAACATATTCCAAATTAAATCTTCACTTTCATTTAGAAGTCCTATAACCATATTGCATTTACGACACAATAATCCACGAATTTCACCTGTTTCGTGATTATGGTCTACACATAAGTTCTTTCCTGTACTGCATGGTTGTTTGCAAATTGCACATCCACCTAAATGCTTTGTTACCATAGCATTATATAAATCTTCAGTAATACCATAAGCTTTTTTAAAATCTTTCTTTCTTACAATTTGTTTACGTCTTTCAGGATTAGCTATTGTCCATGCCTTTTGACGTTCATTTTCACGTTTAAGAAAACAATCCCTACAACGATTTCCAAAACGTCTATCCGTGCCTTTACTATAGTTAAAATTCCCACAATCTATACAGTTATCGAGGGATTCTCTGGGCATTATCCTACCCTACGTTTTCTTTGGTCAGGCCGACCTGTTGTAATCTTCGGCATTCTAGTTACTCTAGTCTCGTATGTGCCCGCTTCATCAGGCTCACCTACTCGTGTAGTTACATCATATCCCTTACGAAATGGCTGATTCTTTATTGCTTCCTGTCTACCCTGGAAGATTGATGTAGCCAGATTCGGACTAGATTGATCATATTGATTCATTGGATTCTCACTATATCTGAATCCACCTCTGGGCATTGCGCCCCCTCTAGTCACAGCATTTCCTAATGGTGATTGACTTGGTGCATTGTCAGATGAGCCACCACCAGATCCACGTAGAGCATTGATTGCACCGATACCTGCCATCGCGGGTGTAGCAATCTTAGCAGCTTTACTCAACACGCCACCAACTTTTGCAGCAGTTCCAACCTTCTTCGCAACATCACCAGCCTTTGCAGCTTTACCCAACATTCCTACTGCCCCAAGTGCGTTAGTTGGAATGAATGATGATGCTAGACCAGATATTCCACCCACTTTACCTAGCACAGCATCAAACTTGGATGGCGCTAATCCCTTCGCCATAGCTTTATTAGCATCACTCTGCGACCATTTCTGAACTGCTTTATTAGCTAGTCCAGTAGCCATGAGTGACGCTCCGCCGGTGAATGGTGCAGCTACGTATGGCGCAGCAGTAAGCGCGACTTTTCCTATCTTTCCTAATACAGATTTGAAGCCCATGCTACACCTTTAAGTCGGCCACGGAATCATTGACGCAGTTAGGAATGTTAATCCTGCTGCAATTAAACGCGGGTGGTAGGGCTGCGTCATACTTAGTGTTGCTAGTGCAAAACAGACGAGCGCAAAGACGAGCAGGATGAGCTTAATCATTTGCTCCACTCTTTCCTTTTACTCGCGGGCGTCTTTTTCACAAACTCTTTTGCAACTTCAGGAGACGGTCCAATTCCCTTCTTAGGACTCGCGCCATGAGCTATTGCCTGCATGAATCTATACTGTTTCGCGCTTTTCGCTGGCATCACTCACGCCCATTTCTTTCTCTAATTCCGCAATTTCTTTCGTTCTATCTTTCATCAGTTTTGCGCGTTGTCTATCTTCTGCTTCCAACATCTGCTGCTTCACACGCCACGGAATGAACTGAGGTGTAATTGGTTTCATCTCCTCAGCAGGTTGAATTGAAGGTTCAGGCTTATCCTTCTCTAGTAACCGTGCAAGTAGCTCCCTTCGCTCCACTTCACTCTTATCGAGTTGATCCCGAAGGACTTCACACGTCGTACAAGATACAGGATCGAGCCTGAACCATTTTCTAAAAAGCTCAGAAATCATTGCACCTGCCACTCATGAATGTATGCGTTGATTAGACCCCACGTAACTTCGCCTTGGTCCGCACCCTGAGCGATCGTATACAACCGTCTCGTCGCAGCATTGAAGAATCCAGTGGCATTCATCTTCGCATTGCCTACTGAACTAACCGGCGCGGTGACGATGTCGTAATCCTTCTCAAGATTAGACCATGCAGTAGGTTCTTGCTCGTAATCTACTGCATCTCCATCGCGCACTCGATTCAAATCAGACCAATCGTAGTTAAATGCGGCGGGATATCTCGCGGTCGCCACAGGCCCAGTTATACCAGCCGGAACTGCATCACATCCATGCGGACATCTGTAATTGTTTAGCCCTGTCGCATACCAGATATGACACGCTAGACAGTTAGTAGGATCAAGTATCGGACTTCCTGACACGCCAGCGAAGAACATGACGCGATCTTCTAGAGGAACAAATCCACCAAGCGTATCATTATCAGTCCAGCTACCAATGCCGTTGTAATGTATAGGATTGATGAAATTACTTTGTTGATTCGCGTCCCCATCGTAAATATATGCATCTATCGGTCGTCTCTGCGACCGAACTGGACCATTAGCAATGCCACTAACACGATCAATTTCTGTCCCCATGTAGTAATGCCACAGGTATTTATCAGGTAACATCAAATCATTACCCGGTCCTACTGGCATTGTTCGGGTAGGCCATTGTGCGCCACCATGCAGATTAGCTCCCCAAGGATATCCTGAATTACCACTGGACATCGCGGTACTTGTGAGAACCAATCCACTGACGGGATGCGCGCGTAGGCAGGAGGAAATTCTTGTACCAAATCTCATTGAACCATCTGGGTCCATTCCGGCGAATCTGAATGGTCCATATGCTTCAGTCGTTCCATCGTCATTCAATTGGAGCGCGACGCAATTCCAATCTGGTCTACCTGTTACGTTGTATGTATCGCCATAAGTGGTGAAGAAAAGATCTAATTCGGGATGATAGTAGTGACCAGTTGTAACGACGGAATTGTTCCCCGCGAAGTCTACGTATTCCCAATCGTTACCTGACTTTCCCTCTTTCCTTGCTTTCGAGTAAAGTAAAAAGAACAGAGTTGCTAACTGATGTAAGTGCGGTAAATGCAACTTCTTTGCTAAATCTCTGTATCCTCTAGAACTGGATAGCATGGAAGCGACTTGCATCCATGTTCCGCGCTTACCTTTGTATGGATCATTCCAACTTCTCACCAACGTAGCTACTGGCTCGTCACTAATCTCTACTTCATTGATTGGAGATCCTAACACTACGTCACCTGTGAACAATAATCTGACCTTCCCATCTACAATTCGGCCCGTGCAATCTCCGTATGCAAAGCCCATGTTCAAACTAGGTAGGCCAATTTTCCTCACATAGGTTAATCCTATGTCTCCCATGACTGGAGGATCAATTGGATCTGGAGGATCTATGTCAGGTGGAACGATATTGGACAGAGTTAGAGTCCCCCTCAGATTCTTTGCAGAACCATCAGGGTTAACTACTGACAATGAAACTTTGTAGTCGCCGGTAGTCATTAGTGTCTATACCTCGACACAGGTTTAATCGAATCGTTTGATTCTACTCTCGCCATGTTACGGTAGAACGCAGTCCAATCGTTACTTGTATTCAGTTTATTTACTAACGCCTCTTGTGCTTGGATTTTCTTGAACTCTTGATTAGACTCATCGAAGAATCCCTCTGCTGCATCCACGAGATATCGCAGTCCGTCGATTGGATCATCCCCTTCAAATTCTGCAATATCTTCTGCGGGTTTGTTTCCTTTTGGTTTGTCGTAGCTACAAGCCTTAATTGCTTCGACGAGTATTGGCGCGCATCCCTCAAAGATTTGGAGTTTCGGAATATTAGTCTCAGGTTCCTGTGGATCGAATGAGACGAGGTACGATTTGTACTCTCCCATGCCTCGGTTACGCATAATCCACATCGCGTATTCTTCATTATATAGTGGCATTACATCTTGGCTAATCAGTTTCGGCTGCCACCGTAAGTATTCGTGTATGAGTAGTTTTCCAGCAATACGCGAACCGGGAGTATTATTACTGAGTTCGACAGATTGACCAAGTTCATCCTCAATCTGTTGTTGAATTGTGTGCTCCTGTCCTCTTTCTTGACCTGCACTTTTGCAGAATCTGATGAGGCGCGGGTTCTCTTTGTCGATGTAGATTTTAACATGTGGTGCCCATTCCGCAATCTTCGTCTTTACCCAGTATTGCTCACGGTAAATGTATACGCGCTTCAGCGGAGATATCGCAGCCCATCCAATCCATGTCATTGCAGCGAATCCCCAATCTCCAATGACCATGCGCGGCCACCATTGAGGAATTTCAAACTCTGGAATCACATGCAATGCATTAGCCGGTTCGTCCTGAAACTTCCTGTCACGAAACTCATCGAACACTTGCCCCTGATATGCATCCCAATCGCCTAATAATTTAGCTTTTCGTTCAGCTTCGATTGTAATACCTTGTAGAGATTGTCTATATGTTGGGTCAATATGTTTATTATCTTCGAGCGTCGAGTGAATGTAGATTCTTTTGTTTCCTCCTCTACCGACAATAATTTTTCCACCTTTTGGGTAAGGTTTGATAAATCGTTTATAAGTCCAAGTATGTCCAATTCCTCCAGGCATTCCTGCTGCGCGCGTGATGGATGGTAGTCCAGAATCTTTCGGGGCACGATTACGCTGGAAGGTAATGTAGGTGTAGATCCACTCAGTGATGGACGTGAGTTCGTCCGGCGTGTAGAGGCAGATTTGCATCGTGTCATATTGGTGAACGTCATCCTCATTCTCACAATGACCCAAAAAGATCATAGCCCCTTCATTTGCTCTGGTTGCACCAGCAGCTCCATACTGATCTTCACGCGGAAATGTCCAGCACATCTCAGTCTTGTTGAGCGTCGCTCCAAATTTTCTGTATAACTCTCTAGATCGTGGAATAATTTCATTACGGAGTTCAGGGTATGTTCGTCGCATGAAAACTTGCTTGAACTTCGGATGTTCGTGCCATCTGTGTACGATTCCATACAGTAACAGCACGTCAGATTTACCTGAACCTGCTCCCCCTCCGTAAAACGCTTCCTTTATACTGACCGGAATAGAGAGGAATAATTCCTGCTTAGGCTCAGGCTTCCATTCATTTACTGTATTCTTTAGATCAGGATTCATTTGACTAGTACTGAACTGGACCGCCACCACCGAACCGTGGACCAATTCCACCCTGTCTCATCTGCCTGAATCTATTGACTCTATCTTCATCCATTGAAGCATTAGGCATAGGCATCTCACCCATTCCCTGCGCTTGATCCATCATTGGTTGCTCTTGTGGCTGCATCATTCTACCAAATCGTGGCATGACATGCGGGCGCGCACCCATTGATGGTCCTACACCAAATCCTCTGGGTTGCATTGCCTGCATCTGTTGTATCTTCTGCTGCACCATCTCCTGATCTGGTCCTTGTGCCTGTTCCTGCATTTCTTGTGGAGGAGGTTGCATTGGCATTGGCGGTCGTTGCATCTGACCAAATCTTCCGGCTAATCCTGCTCCTGCTTGCGCCATATTCTGCAATGCTGGTTGTGGCATTCGATTAATTGGCCCTTGCTGCAAGTTTAATGGCGGTGCTTGTTGTACCTGCTGTGGTGGTTTAGCAGGGCCTAATCCTAGTTTACCACCTACTGCGCTTATGCCGGGAGTTTTTTGTACACCCCTCTGCACAGCACCCATTCCCGGCAATTTTCCTACAGCTTTGACAGGTGCTTTCATTGCTTTACCAAGTGCGCCAAGGAATGCCATCTGATCTTCTCTCTTTTCTCAACTACCGTTACGAACTAATGACCATACAGTGAGCGGATCAAAGCCCAATACCTGCCAACTGAATTTACTTGCTGTGCCACAGCGATCGATGATGATGTCAACTCCCCACGCGCCCGTGTTATCACTAGTTGCACGGTATGCAATGACATCACGGCTAATTGTTCCATCCATCTTAACTAGATAGCCCCATCTCATGTCGCTACTCTGTAGCGTCTTGATTACAAGGTCAAGGAATGCCCAACCAGATTCACCGTAAGTCTCAGGGCATGATCTAGCTAACAGTGTGGGATTAGTATCTGCTACCTTCTGGGCAATTGCTTGCGCCGTCACTGGAATTGGTAGTGGAGTCTCAGTTCCTACTCCCGGTGGTGGTACTGGTACAGGAGCAGTAGGATTCGGTACGGGCGCAAAGTTAATCAGATCGTGAATGTCGAATCTATTCTCGTTATTATTTGAATTAGAGTTGTTATTGTTTATCGTTGGTCCTACGAAGTTATAATCACATCCTATTGCTACCGCAACAGTTAGAACGAGTGCGAATCTTTTCATCACAATTAATCCCTCTTTAATACGACGAGAGTATCAGCAGTTGCACGAATGAATCCACCTGCCAATGCTGCTGCCCCACCAGTAAATGTTACTGCTGCGTTCGCAGTGAATGCTGGTGTATTAGATTGCGCTACAGTAGGTGCAGCAGCGTCAGTGAACATGGTGACTTTCACGGCTGGCAATGCATACACGACATTAGCCAGCATAGTTACTGGAGGCCCGATTGGTAGTAGTTGGACTGGCATAACTCTACTCCCCTGCCGATCTTACTCGATGTTCATTACAATCGCGACACTGTTGATGTTCATACAGACCAACTAGATACGTGTACCAACGATGAATATCATGTCGGCATTTGAACGCACGTAACTTTGCGCGCTTCATTTTTGCTGTCCTGTCTGTAGAACTTTCTGATTTGGATCTGGTTCTGCAACACGAACTGCTACAACAGGTCTGAACTCGAAGTTCATTGCATTTGATAACACGCCGTCACTACTCTGCACCTGAACTGGCACAATGACTGGTGCTTCCCACAACGGCATGTTTATGCCGGTGGTTAGTTCTGTCGCGCTAATGAATGTAGTCGGTTCCTCAAATCCATTGAATATGATCTTACTCAGTGGAGTGAATCCCGTCCCGCGCACATGCAAATCAAATGACGGAGATCCAATGATTGCAGAGTTTGGAGTGAGTGAAGTGACTGCTGGTACTACAGCAGATCCGCCTACTAGGATTCGCTCTATTGCAACGTATGCCTTCTGAGCGAATCTACTATCTGAACACGCAGTCTCCAATACTTCACGGATATACATCTTCTGTTCATCCGTCACAACTAATCCCGGCGAATTGAGCAGAACAGGCGCGAATGGATCTTGATACAACACTTTGATTGGTTGTCTTAACATGATCATTCCTTTACTTCGATTGTTTCAAAGCTGCGCTCGTCACGGAATGTAGGCGCAAAGATCACGAATTGAGGCGCCTTCTGCGACGCATCATCTGCCGCCTGCGGAGCAGGCTCCATGTTCTTGATGATGACTGACATATCTTTCGCTATGCCACTTAAGTCCTTCGCGTCGGCATAGTCCAGCTTCTCTTGCGTGAGTGCTTCTAATGCAGCGTTGAGTTTCTTCCCAGCGCGCTTCACTACACGCATTCTGGATTTGTTTATATGCTGGATTATGGATGGTTTCGGTGTGTCGTATGTCGTGGTGGATGTTGCACCATTCGCATACGCGCTTACTGAGGAAGGGCTGATTCCAAAGTCTTTGGCTAATTGCAACGCGCTCTGACGCCCGTTGATTACTGCTTCTTCGCCAATAATCTGACGCAGAGAATCAGGCACATTTATGTCGCCCTCATTTCTACCTCTAGTTGGTTTATCTACAATCTGAGCGCGTGTCTGTGGTTTAGATGGAACCAGATTAGCTAGTTCCTTCTCCATCTCAGAATCAGTTACCAAGCCAATAGGCATGACTCATCCTCATATCATACGATTATATGTAATGACATGATGTAGAAGATGGACAGATGTCGGCTGTCGGGTCCGACTATAGCACGAATCGCGCCCGTCTGTCAAGTCCACTCTAACTCGTTTGAAATCAACGAGTTGCAGTGACCGAACCGAATCGGGTATCTACCCTACCTGATTATATGTATGAGACTCTTTATATGGAACCAACTTGACAGTTCGGACATGACTCATGCGATTTCTACCAAGCCCACCCGACTACTTGTGGGTGTAATTTTTACACAGGGGTATACTCCCCCCGTGTATATCTTACACGCCCGCGAGCCCATAAGAAAAATTTATGGCCGGTCGAAGTTCATAAGCCCGGCTTATGAGCTTTGCAACGCAGAGTACTTGGACCCGCTTAATGAGACTGGTCTCATTAGCATAATCCTTACACATTGATGTTGCAAGCAGGGCGGACTGTGGTATTCTTACCTCGTCGCAACGGAGCGCAACGGCAAGCCGCAAGGCGAACCCGATAAGACGCAGACCTAGCGACCAAGTTTAGAAGGCGCCTTGACAGATGATGGCGACTTCAAGTAAGATGGACTGGTAAGGCAAATTCGATTCGGAAAGGGGGTGACAGTATGAAAAACGAAAAAGACACAGCGGTAGCAAAGACCGCGTGGACTCAGCCGATTGACCCTCCGATTACATACCCGTATTCGTGGACGGAGTATGAATCCTTCGAGGAGCTGCAAGCCGCGAAGGACGAGTTGACGAACGACGAGCAAGTAAAGGTTCGCAACACGGAGCGTAAAAACAACGCGCGTCAGAAGGCGTATGCTGTGGCAATGAAGGAAGCAGGATACGAAAAGCAGACGGCGGAGAACAATGAGCAGGTTCGTCTCAAGGACATGTTCAAGGTTCTCATGACGAGCAAGAAATACACGGAGCAGCAGGCCCGTGAGCTTGCTTCCAACACCCTCGGCATTGATTGGGCTGAGTAGGTAACACCGACAACCGGATGCAGGTAATAACGCCTGCATCCGGTCGCAACCTGAAACTCCGAAAGGACAGGAACATGACACCGGAATGCATTACCAGCTTGAACGTGACAGAGTTCAAGCGTCTCCGCAAGGGCCTCGTCACTCTCATGTCGTATGGTGTTCCATACGAGATGGCGCTGAAGCTGGTCTTTGGACGTATCGTCAGCGCGCGTCAGCATCGCGACCGGCTGAAGTTCGAACGTCGCACGGCGTAAGCGCCAGCACATGCGGGGGTGGTCACCACGACACCCCTGCACTCTCCTGCTCCAGCTCCGCCCCCCACTCCCCAGGCACCCGCCGGCGGACCCTCGGCCGCATCCTGCCCCACCTGTTTTTGTGCGCGTTTTTGTGCGCCATAATGTAATCGATTACAAGTAGTTTAAACCACATATAATTTATGTGCGCGATTCCTGTATGCAGCTGAATCGCGATGTAATCGATTACATACAATTCCAGGAATTACATATAATTTATGTGCGCATTTTCTATGTGATGAGATTATATATAGTCAGTAGGGGGAGAGGGGGAGACACACATACGGACGGACGGATATAGAGTCTACTCCCCACAACCTTGCGTCCCCGCCGCTCAACCCAAATCCAATTATCCGTATTTTCATCTTCTTTTTTCATATTCTTTTTTTTATATTTTTTTTTATTAATTAAGGAAAAGTTGGGAAAATTGGATGAAGTTGGCAGGGGACTTGCATTGGGGCGCGACATAGGGTAGACTACCCTCTGTCCGTCCGTCCGGGTGACTATGTGACCCTCTCCCCCTAGGATGGCAATTACATGTAATTTCAGGAGGCGCAAAATGGCGAGAACAGGTAGAGTGAATCACACGCACCAATACTATCGTCACGTCAATGGATTGTGGCATTGCTCAGGTATAGACGGATGCTCGCACTACGTGCCTAAGAACTTGCCAGAACCCGTAGGACGTAAATCATTGTGTTGGACTTGCATGAAAGAATTTCAGCTGCTGCCCTATCACATGAAAGAGGATAAGCCGAACTGCGATGCGTGCACTGAGGAATTAGAGAATATCGGAAAATTCCTGGAGATGAAAGGAGTTAAGGAAGTAGAAGATCCATTTCAGAGAATGTCACGTATCGCGCGTGAGAACTCTGCAAAGAAGATGAAAAAAGATGAAATGAGACAGAAGCAGGAGAAGGATGAAATTGAAGTAATTGAACCTAATGAAGAACACGCGCTTGACTGCGAGATTCATGTAGGTGGGGATTGTAGTTGTGGTCGGATGTAGGATTACAGATAATAGTGGGGCGAACGACCAAAGAGGCCCGAACCGGGGGGAGTATGGCCGCTAAACTCTTTCAAGTCAACGACTTACGGCCGCCTTGACCCTCGGGAGCGATTCGTGCTACAATGGGCCTGTCGGTCGGACTCCGACTACATGTAATCACTACATGTAAGCATTACCCGATACCGAAAGGACGGTCCACAGTGAAGCGTTTCTTCTGCACAGTATGTAAGCGAGTTAAGCGGGTTCGCAAGTATCCGCTTGACATTCAGCATGTAAGCGATTCTGTTCCTTTGAACAGAATCGGAACATGCAATCATCACACGCACTCACTCTCGTCGAATTACAAGCCACGCGCACGAAAGGTTGGCGCGTAATGTTGCACCATACTCCAAAACAGACTACTGGCGACTGCGAATTCTGCGAGCGGACGGGTGTAGCGCTCACGCTACAGCATGGTGACATGATGTGTGAGAGCTGCATTGCGGACGAAGCAAAAGCAGTTAAGACTGTAGAAGAATCGCGTGTAATTGACTCAGCGATTCAGGTCAAGTCTGACGTGTTCGTGGCGGAGACTGTAGCATTCGTGGAATTGGATAAGGCAATTCAGTCCAATCCTGCTATCCCCACTGACATAAAGGGCTACACTCTGGCGAAGCTCGCGGCAGAGCGTATCGACCAGATAGGTAATGCCATCTTCGTGAAAAAGGCGGAGTTGGCACATCTGGAGGACGAGCATAGGAAGTGGCTGGTAGATACGCACATCGCAGTATCTAAGCTGCGTCCTGAACTGCGTGCTCAATTCGCGCAATACAATATCGACTACAAGCCCGCATCTGCTACCAAAGTCAAGAAAGTACAGCCTGCTAAGAAGGGTAAGGCATTCGATAAGAAGGCTGTATACGACGCGGCGAAGAAATACAACGTGCCAGCGGCTCAGGTGCAGTCGATGGTCATTACGCGGAATCTATCTCCTGATGCTGCTGCAAAGCAGTTGTCAGACCTACTCAACTAATTACACTCGACTCCGAAAGGACGAGTCAACTATGACTGTCAAGGAATTGAAGGAAATGATTGCAGAGCTTCCAGATAATTTGGAAGTCTGCTACGAATATGATGGGCCGGATGCGCACACAGAAGTTGAAGCGCATACCATCATCATCTACTCAGACCGTATTCTCATCGTAGAGAAGGCGGTGAACTAATGAATCGTAAAGATGCAGCGGACTTGCTCAGAACCAAACTCAACGAGTTTGGTTTGACAGATTGGTCAGTCCGTCTCAACCAAAATGCAGAGTCTCGATTTTTGGGACTCTGTAGCTACAAGGACAAGTGTATTATCTTGTCTGCCCACCATATCGACATACATCCTGACCCGGACGTGCAGAACACTATTCTGCATGAGATAGCCCATGCATTAGTGGGGCCGGGTCACGCGCATGATGAGATTTGGCAAGCCAAAGCTCGCGAAATAGGATGCGACAACACTCTCCCGTGCTCTAACCTTTCACTCTCTCCTGAGATTATCGATGCGATTCGCTCTGGCGCGGATGTGGAAGTTACATTCGACGAGCATCTGATTCGCACTCCGAAATACACCGTAACGCGCTTGCAGGATAAGTGCGAAGTATGCGGGAAGGTTGCAAAGACTAAGAGCGAGAAAACCATTGTGAGTCCGAGTGATGACCAGCCTGATATGAAGTTTATCACGCTGGAATGCGGACACATGATGTTCAAGAAGATTCCGAAAGGAACTCCATTCCATCAATTTCAGATGGGTGGTGACGCTAATTGCCAGCATGAATGGAATAAGAATTCATGCATGAAATGCAATCGCAAGCGTCCCTACGCATTCCAATTGGAAGGAATGAAGTTCCTAGAGCAGGCCCTCTCAGTAAGCAAGGGCGGCGCGATATTCGATGAGATGGGACTAGGTAAGACCATTCAAGTCGGCGGCTACCTGTATTTCCATCCTGAGTCATATCCGACATTATGGCTCGTCAAGTCCGCGCTCAAGTATCAGACTGCATCATTCATTCTGCATTGGATGGGCGACGAGCATGTCCCGCAGATAGTCAATACGTCGAAGGATTGGCTCATTCCTGGTCTGAAGCACTACATCATCGGCTACGACATGCTGGTGCATAAGACTAGGACATTGAAGAACGGCACAGTCGTAACGTCAGGATTCGACATCAAGCAATTTGACCGTGTTGGAATCAACTGTGTCGTGCTAGATGAATGTCAGCAGATTAAGAACGTGGACAGCAGCCGGACGCAGATGGTGCGACAGATAGTGAAGTCGCGTAAAGTCATTGCACTATCTGGCACACCGTGGAACAACCGTGGTTCTGAACTATTCCCCGTTCTCAACATGATGGACCCTGTTAAGTTCCATAGTGAGGCGGGATTCAAGAGTCGCTGGGTTGACACATACTGGAGCGGCAGATATCAGAAGGAAGGCGGAATACGTAATATCAAGGCGTTCAAGGAATACACGAAAGACTTGTGTATCCGTCGCGAGAGGACTGAAGTCCTACCAGAATTGCCGTTAGTCAACAGGACCAAATTGAATGTAGTGATGGACACTACACAAGAGAAGGTTTATGACGAGGCGGTCGCTGAGTTTGTAGCGTGGTATGAAGCTCAGGTAGAGGATATGGGCGGGATGGCTATCATAGCTGCTATGGCTAAGATGCGCCGTCTAGTTGCTCTCGCTAAAATCGCTGCTACAGAGGAATACGTGGATGAGTTCGTAGAGGATACAGATAGGAAGCTCTGTGTTTTCGCTCATCACAAGGACGTGCAAGAGATTCTCTTTACGGACATCAAAGAGAAATACGGCGACCAATTCCCTGTGTTGCAGATTAACGCAGAGCAGAGTTCATACACGCGGAATGAAGTATGCGAGAAGTTCAATGCTTCACCACGCGCTATACTCGTCGCTAGTCAGTTAGCAGGTGGAGAAGGATTAAATCTCCAGACATGCTCTGATTGCGTGATGCATGAGAGGCAGTGGAATCCGGGTAAAGAGGAGCAGTGCGAAGGACGATTTATCAGGATAGGCTCAACTGCTACTTCTGTCTCAGCCGTCTACGCGCACTTGGAAGGTATTACGACTACAGACCCACAGCTTGATGGAATCGTGGAAAGGAAGCGGATTCAATTCCATGCATTGCATAACAAGGGCGAGGCTGTAGCGTGGAATGAGGACTCCATCATGAAAGAATTGGCGGAGTCAATTGTCAACGCGCACAAGAAAAAGACGCGGAAAGCTAGCTAAATGCGTGACAATCGCTACAGAGCGTATTGGATTCCAACTTTGGAAGAACAGTTGGAAGTAGACTTCTGGGCTATAGTGTCAGATTGCCGGGCTATTGTAGCCGGTACTCTGACACCGCGCCCGTGGTCAGAGCTAGCTTCTACGTGGATAGAATCTCCGCGTGAGGTAATTACGCATAGGTCAGAGGAAACAAAGAAAAGATGTCGTGAGGCCGCGACTATAAAGTGGGCCAAGCGTCCACGTCCATTGAATAGAGTACTTTCTGCTAGACATGAGAGAATAGTCCAGAAGATGGTGAGATTGCTCGTATTGAATGGGCAGAATGAATGGGATGCTACAAAGCTAGCACGCGAAATACTGAAAGGAACGCCGTAATGAGCATGAAATTCATTATATTCGTGCTCCTCTGGTCATGGTTGTGTTTTTACGCCGCCAAATTAGAGGATGAATAGTCCTTCAGCTTTGTGCGCAATTTCAAAATAGGAGACAGAAAATGGAAATCATCGACGCGCTGGAAGCAATCGTCAAGAGTGGTCACGCGAGTGATGAGAAGTTGCTCAATCTGAGCAAGAGCATCATCGAGACTGTCAAGTTACTTCAGGCAGTTGTGAGGGCTCAGTCAGATAAGATTCGCAAGTTGGAGGAGCGTCATGATGCTCTGCTCCACGCATTTTATTCGCACTGCGAGCAGGTCAGTCAAGAGGAGATTCACTAATGTCTGTATTGCAGTTTCTCATTCATCCACAGTACGGCTGCTGCACCACCGGCGAACTCATGGCGCTTAACCGTATGGACAAGGACGGCTACAAGAAGTTGACTGATTGGGCGCGCGAGGAAATGACATCACGCGGCATTCCAATCGACGCGCCCTCAGCAAAGTAGAATCATGATACTACTACTTGTCGTCGCGGGTGTCGTGATATGGCATGTAGTAGTATTAATTCGTGCAATGAACGAATCTGAGCGGAGGCATAAAAACTAATGGACAATGAATTCTCTGTAGTACAGTTCTTCGAGGATGGCTCACATGAATACGTCCGACGTATGGTGAGCATCGGGGAAGCTGTAAAGGCTGCACATCATTACACCACGTCAGTAGGTGTGAAGCTAGGTATGGTGAAGCGTGTAATCATCACTGATGGTGGTGATTGCTGCTGCTTCGAGTGGAAACTTGGTGAGGGAGTTGTATTTCCTCCACAAAATCTGGAGGAAGTGAAGTAACGAATCTTTTGATGGGGGAATAACCTTAAACACGAGCCTCTCAACTTGCCATTGAACACTCGTGGATGCTTCTCCTGAGTCGCATTATAGGTTGTTCC